CCAGGGCTATCCACCCCGCCGGCCCGGCGAACGCCTGGGTCAGTATCTGCTGGATTCGCAGCGCCTTGAGGGCGTTTATCATCTGGCCGATGGCCCCGACGAACCCTGCCGCCGAGCCGACCACCGTCATTATGGCGCCGGTCATCATCACCATGTTGCCGATGCCCTTCAGCGTCTCGTTGTTCGACATCTGCATCGCCACCCCGAGGGCGAGCAGCGTCGTGCCCATGTACCTCACGCCGGACGACATCTCCATGAACGCCTGCTTGTTCGAGACGAGCGTATTCCCTATGCCGCCGAGCGACTGATTCATCGTCGTGCTCGAGTGCTGCACGTCCACGGACGTCGACCGCACCTGCTCGCCAAACGCCTTCAGCCGCGGCGACGCCTGGTCCTTCAGCTCGAGTATGACTCCCATGTTGGTCTCGTTCATAATCTCATCACCCCGCCTTGCTCTATCGTATTCTTGACCGCGCCGTACAGCAATATGCCATCTACCAGGCTCTGAGGCATCGCGTCCAGCTCGTCAAGCGTCGGCCTGCAGCCGGTCTCGACGATGACGAACGCCTCCTGGGCCGCGGCCGGTATGGTCTTCCTCATCTGCAGCGCCACGAACAAGCCCTCCGCCAGGGCCTTCCTTACGAGGCGCCGCCTGCTAAAGGGACCGGCTTGTACAGCCTGTCCATCTCCTTCACCAGGGCCTTGTACTGCTCCCTGGTCATGGCATAGTCCAGCGTCTGCTTGTCCACCGGCCCGAGCGTCCATCCGGTCACCTGGTTGAGTATGAATATCTCATTGATGGCGTCGTTGTCGACGTTGGTCATGTCGACAATGAAGTCAGGCCCCGGCATGGTCTCCATCTGCTCCAGCTTGGACAGCAGCACCTTGCCTTCGCTTTCATCGGCCATGGTCATGTACTTCCTCAGTTCGGCCTCGTGCAGTCGGGCGGTCACCCGCAGCACGTCCTTGTATGCCGTGGCCGACTCTCCGCCGCCCAAGTCAATCTCGACTGTCTGCAGTTTCATATCGTGCCTCCTTCTAGGCTCACCAGACACAAATCCGGACCTGCCTTTCCTCGATGAGTGCTAACCTACTCGCGAAATTGCAGGCAAGCCCCGTTTCGCGTCGTGTGGCTTCTGGCAATAGTCTATGCTGCAACGCCAGAGGTAACGCCGTTGTCTGCGTGAAATTCCGCGTGGACGGCGATGTAGTCGCCGACCCTGCTGGTAATCTCGTATATGGGCAGATAGGCCTTGCCGCTTACCTTCGAGTTGCCGGCAGTTTGCCCGGCTGGGTAATACTCGAAGTCCCTTAGGAGCTTGCCTGCCCATATGGCATTCAGCACGGTGTGAACACCGACTGACGTCACCATGTTGAACAGGAACTCGACAGAGAAGTGGACGACGAATATCGACGGCCCCGGACGCTCGCCTTTCGAGCCGAATGTCGTTATGTCGTTCATCTTGAACTGCCCCGGAAGTCCCCTCAGCTCCTTGACGTACGGCGACAGGTTCTGGAACATCGTGGCGTCCTTCAACAAGAAGACACTCAACTCACCATCAAAATATGTGCCTTGGTCTGCTACCATGGTAATCCTCCTTCTACTAGTAGTCCTCCATCTGCTCCAGCGAGACGGGTATCGTCATGCCCTGCAAGAAGGGCTGTGTGCTCATCGAGTCTGTGAGCGCCACTGCCGCCCGCAGCTTCACGACATAGGCTATACTGTCCTTTGCCGTCCGCAGCAGTTCGGTCACGCCCAAGGCGTACCTGCACAGCTTCCTGAATCGGTTCTCGATATTGTCGTCCCCGACAAATACCGCAATTGTGACCTTGTTCGACACGTACAGGTTCGCCAGTCTCTGCTCCTTCGGCTCCCAACCCTCGCCGTGAAACACGAGCGACGGCTGCTCAGGGGTCGACAGCGGCAGGCTGCCGTCATAATATGTCTTGATGTCCTCTAGTAGCGTGTCTCCATACCTGGCGTTGAGCTCCGCCACCTTTGCCTCCATGTTGGCTTGAATGTAGGCAGACAGCGCGTCAACGGCTCCCTCCAATAACAGTAACGTCATGCTAGGTGCGCCTCCTTCGCCTTGTCGTATATGTAGTTATGTATTATCTTCATCCATCCCGCCTTGTCGTCTTCGGTGAGCGCCACGACCTTCCTGGGCGGCAGGTTGGTCAATGGCGAGCCTTGCTGGTGTATGACGGCATAAGGCACGTTAGGCTCCATCTTCAACTTGAGCGGGTCAATCGTTGTCTGCATTCCGACGCCGGAGACAAACTGGTCCCGCATCCATCCGGTCAGCGTCAGCAGCGTCTGCCCTGGGTAGTTCTTTTCCTTCCATGCGGCGTAGGACGGGCTCAGCGGCAGCCATGGCATCCCCGAACGCGCCCCCTCAGAATTGAACTGCTCGTCCTCGATGTGGTGGAAGTTCTCCCGTATCTTCTCCCACACCGGCCTGAAGTCCTTCACCGAGTCTCCGTAGCGGCTGACCGCCCTGGCCAGCGCCACGTCGCCGAGCATCGTGAACGTTATCGTCAACATCAAAACTCCTTGTTCTTGCCGAACTTCGGCCTCGACCATGAAGCGTCGTCGGCAGGCTCGGCGTCAATGCCGATGTTCCGCTCAAAGAAGCTGAACGGCAGCGACTCGGCAGACGTCCCGGTCGGCAGGCTGCCTTCCTTCATCCACTTGAGCCCGTCTTGGTACTGCTTCCAGTGCATGGATGAAGCCGCCGTGCCTCCCATCATGCCTTGAGCTTCCGGGAACATCGCCCGCTCGGCCATGGCAGCGGCGCCAACAGCGTTCAGCTGCTTGAGGAACGTGACGAACACGGCCGGCGTCACTATGGGCACCGCAAGGCCCCTGCCCTGCAGGACCGTGTCAACCTCGCCGGCTATCTGGTCTATGTAAGCCTGTACCTGCGTCAGGGTAGGCGTAGACGTCACGCTGTACGTCCTGGTCGGGTTGAGCGTCTGTATGTCCACAATCGCGCAGTAGCTCATGTCTCCCTCCTTCTGCTATATGATGCCAGTGGCGACCAACAAGGCCGCGGGACTAGCGGATTCGCCACCGCTGTCGCTCAAAACGTCGCCGATGCCTTGTATTGAAAAGGTCGCTTTGCCCGCGGCAATCCAATCTGGAAAAGACCCCGAACTATCGGGCGAACAAAGGTTGCCCGCTGAATATGAAATATAAACGTCGTCTTCCCCTGGTTGGGTCATTTCGGGCGAACTGTTTTTCCAATAAAACGCGACGCAGTCACCGACCTGAATGTCCAGGGAAAGGCCCGTGACTGTCTTCAGTCCAGCCCCATCCGCGACCGCCGAATGCCCCGCGGAACGGCAAGTCCAGTTATCACCGTCTGTATTATAAAAGACGCCATAAAACAGGTCGTCAATTCCTGCAGTTTTGACGTAAAGCTTGAACATGGTTAACAACCCCGCAATGGTCGCGGGATTGGCCTTGTTCAATATGGTAGTTGCAACCGCCCCAAAGTGCGATGGCCTATCAATCGGGCTTGACCCGACGACTATTTCACCAGCCATGTTTCGGTCCTCCTCTATTAATTGAACCAGACGCGGATAACGACGGACACGTCCAGAAGTTCAAGGTCGTCCCCCGTCGCGATGACGGCGTCGGTCCGTTCGCTCTGGTCGCTTCGGAAGTTGTAGGTGCCGTTCGCCGCCACGACCGACTTGACGTCAGTCCCGCCGAACAGGACGACCCCGCCGCGATATGCGCTGGCGTCGACCTGAAGGGAGTTCAAGACAAACGTCAAGGCGACGATGTCGTTCGTTCCCCAGGCGCCTGTCGACAGCTTTACCCTGAGCGTCTTCGAAGCGGCGGCAATCTGGTTCTCTGTTGTCGACGTGTCAAGCAGAGCCCCGACAATCAGGGCAATGTCGGCCCGCGCAATGGTCAGGCCATCCGGAAGACCGGCGACGACCACGTCTGGGAATGCCAGGTCAGCGACGTTCCCTACCGCAGGAACCGCGACTATAGCCTTCGGAATTGCGGATGGGAATATCATTGAAGGCCGGCCGCGGCTGATTGCGTCCAGGTAACCTGCCCTGGTCGCGTTGTAGTTGCCAAGCACAGTCGCCAAAGCCGCCGTCCATGCCGAAGCCAAGGACGCGCCGTCGGTCCCTCTCATGGCCGCCATAGTCTTCAGATTCGCGTTGTCGATATTGTCCAGATGGCTGGCCCTCGCTGCCGTCAGTCTGGACGACAGCGCGCTTATGTCGGCTATCATCGCGGCGAAGTCCGTGTTTTCGACGACCCTCTCCGCGAGCTTGTCATAGTCAATCTCCCATGTTCTCTTCTCGTCTTCGTTTGCCATGTTACCCTCCTATCCTCCGGCAAGCAGGTCAATCGACTTGAGCTTGCCTGGCTTATTTGCCTTGTCGACATATGTGACGTTGACCGTGGTTATCGCCGGGAAGTGCAGGTGACCGGCCAATGTCAATATCTCGCCATTATCAAAGAACAGCATGGTCGCAGTCACGGCTGCGCCGTTGTATATATAGCTGTAGGCGAACACACGCCCGGCTTTTGTCTTCTCCTCTTCTGGCACTGGTGGCATGCTGTCTCCTTATCCGGCTACTGACTGCTCTTCTTTGGCGGCGTTCCGCGTCTTCTCGACGCTGGCGCTTATCTTCGCGCCTTGCATCTGTGCCGTCTGCACCAGCTCCAGCGGACTAGCCGCCTTGAGCGTCTCGTAGTCGCCTTTGCTGATGTCTACCGTCGCCTCGATTTTGATTTTGGCCCTCATTGTGCGTTCCTCCTTTCCTTCAGGGTTCCGTGGGCGGAAGGAACCCGTGCGCTCCTCCCGCCAGTCGCAAGCCTGAAGCTGTCTCTAGCCGCTGTCGACTATCTTGATGGCCGTGCGCGGGTCGCCATAGCCGCTGGCGAACCTGTCGTCCACGCCGTAGTAGAACTCGTTCTGCATGAACGCGCCCTGGTCGTTCGGCTTGTCCAAAGCCACGAACTCCACGTCTTTGCGGAGCTGGAAGATGAGCGGCCTCACCTCGACCGCCTTCGTGCAGAGCACGTACCAGTCGAGTTTGTCGGTGTCGCTGTCGACCCATGGCGTGCCGAATATGCGGGCGTCAGGGAATATGCCGGCCTCCGGTCTCGCCGTCCCGGCCACCGCCGGCAGGATGGCGTTGCGGATTGGGATGACCATCAGCGGCGAGCAGACGATGGTGTCTGGCATGAGCCCCATTGGCACGCCCATGTCATCCTTGAAGAGCTGCATCGCGGAATAGGCCGCGGCCATGGCGGCGCGAATCTCGTCCGCAGAGCCGGAATAGCTGCCTGACAGCTGGTTGGCGATGACCCCGCTTTTGCCGATGACCCTGGTGGTGCCAAAGAACGCCGCCTCGTCATAGGCGAGCAGCACGGCGCCGTCATCCAGCTGGCTGCACATTACCTGGTTGAAGTGCCGGATTGCGCGGTTGGCAAGGCCGCGGATGCGAGGGGCAATCATCCCGTACTTGTCGTCGTCGTAGGTGTCGCGGTTGACGGCTATCGTCCCCTCGTAGTGCCTGTTCGTCAGCGTGTAGTCGTAGGCCACGGGCGACTTTACCTGCCTTTTGTCCTTCCACTCTGACATTGTCGGGTTAGCCCCGAGCCATCCATAGCTTTCCTTGTCGGTCGTGCTGTCGAACTTCGTGGCAATCTCAGTGTAAAGCGGCTTCTCGGCGAACGCCTCGTCGAGCGCCTTCTGGAAGATTGCCCGGTAGTTGGTCATCAGGCCGGCCAGGAAGTCTGAAGTTACTAGTGTCATTGTCGGTGTCTCCTTATTGTTTATTCGCGGCAAAGACGGCTAACGCTCAACGAACTTCCTGAGACCCGCCAAGACCGAAGGCTCGACATTGAACTTGCGAGGTAGCTTTACCTTAACGATGTCAAGCTCTATTGTCTTAGCAAGCGCCTCATTAAACGCTGCACCAAACTTTTGGGCATTCCCGGCGACCTTTGACGTAATCTTCAGCTCGCCGCCTTCCATCGGTGCTAGCTCAACCTGGTACTGCCTAACCAATGTGTCTCGCATGTTAGCCAGAGTGCGCAAGGCGTCTTCTATCTTGCAAGACGTCTCCGCCAAGGCCCAGCCAGTCTCAAGAGGTAGCTTGCCCAGTCTCTCCAGTGCCTGTTGTGCGGCCATGAGTTCGTTGTTCGTAATCTCCATCATTGCCTCCTTGTTTTTAGCTAGAGCTCACGGTCTCCATACCAGAGTCGGTCGCAAACTGCAGCTTCTTTTGTGTGCTATTGTAGTAGATTATGCCTTCCTCGGGCTGAGTGACAGGGTCTG